GCAGACGCGTAATAAATAAACTCGGGGCGCCTGGTAATGCAGGCGCTCTTTAACAGGAGGAAACATGGCAGACACAGTATTAAATACAACTGTATTTGACGGATCAAAAAAACTTATCACTCACTACAACGTGGTTTCTGATAACTCTGGAAGCACAACTAAAATAGTTGATGTTTCTGAATTAGCAAAAAGCCCAGCTAACAAATCTTGCGTTAAAGTAAGATTAAATAAAGTTAGTTGTAACGTTTCAGTAACTGCACCAGTAGATGCTTTACGTATGGAATGGGATAATTCTGGAACCAATATTGTTTTTCAAACATTAAATGGAGAAATGGAATATGACTATTCTTTTTTTGGTGGATTAAAAAATGATGAAGCTAGTGGTTATTCTGGAGACGTTAATATAACACTACCAGCCTGTACAGCAGGAGATAGTGGGACAGTTGTTTGTGAATGGATTAAAGTCTACGAATCGTAGGAGTTTAAATGGCTAATACTACTTCGGGAACAGCAACGTTCGATAAAACTTTTTCTATTGATGAAATTATAGAAGAATCTTTTGAACGTATTGGATTAAATTCTGTGGCTGGCTATCAAATGAAGTCAGCCCGAAGATCTCTTAATATCTTATTTCAAGAATGGGGTAATAGAGGTATTCACTATTGGGAAATAGCAGAAACCAATATTGACATGATTCAAGGTCAAGCTGAATATAAATTTTTTAGATCAAGTGGTGATGGCACAAGTGCTGTTTCTACACCAGCAGATATTTATGGAATGTCCGATGTCCTTGAAGCACAATTAAGATCTAATAGAACTCAAACAACACAATCAGATAGTCCTATGACTAAAGTTGATAGATCAACTTATGGTGGTTTTTCAAATAAACTTTCTCAAGGAACACCTAATCAATACTTTGTGCAAAGATTTATAGATCACGTTAGTATTCAAGTGTATCCAACACCAGATTCAACTAATGCATCTAAAGATATGCATATTTATTATATTAAAAAAATTCAAGATATTGGTGACTATACAAATGCAACTGATGTGCCATTTAGATTTGTACCTTGTATGACTTCAGGTTTAGCTTTTTATTTAGCACAAAAATATCAACCACAATTAGTACAACAAATGAAACTATATTATGAAGATGAATTAGCAAGAGCATTAGCAGAGGATGGTTCTGCTTCTAGCACACATATAACACCTAAAACTTATTATCCAGGAGCATAATGTCAAAATACGCAACAGGTAAATATGCAAAAGCAATATCAGATAGATCTGGTTTAGAGTTTCCATATAGAGAAATGGTTAGAGAATGGAATGGATCTTTTGTTCATGTATCAGAGTTTGAACCAAAACAACCACAGTTAGAACCAAAACCAACTAACGCTGATGGTATTGCATTAAGACATGTTAGAACTGCGAGAACAGAAAGCGATGTTCCTTATTCTATACCAGAAAATGGATTTGAAACTTATGAAGCAGGATCAGGAGTTATTAATGTAACTGCACCTGGACATGGTTTAACAAATGGAACAACATACAGATTTAGAGGTTCGCCTTTAGCAATTACGGCTAGTGGTGGAACATTTCAATTTACAAATCCATCAGACTTTGATGGAATTACAGGAACAAATGTTGCAAAGTCAGCAGGGTATGCAATAACAACTGGAATATTTAGAAGTGGTGCAAGAGTGAGCACAGATTATGCTGTTGCTAATTTCTTCTTCTTTACAGTTGATACAGATACTGCTACAGTTGGTGAAGTTAAAGGAGGAGGAGTTGGCTGCTCAGTTGGGCCAGTTACATTAAGCGCATGATTAAAAAAATTATAAATAAAATTAAATCTTGGTTTATACCAAAAGAACAAATAGATGCTCATGAAGTAACACTTCATCCTAAAGGTTTTTGTAATGATCACAATAAATATAAACATCGTTGTCCTAAATGTAAAGAATTAGCGAGGATTGGATAATGGCTGGATTAAGTGCATCAGGATTAATAACACAAATAAGAAGTTATACAGAAACAGATTCAAATGTTTTAACAGATGCTGTTGTAGAAAATATAATACTAAATGCACAATATAGAATTTTTAGAGATTTACCAATTGATGCTGACAGAAAACAACAAACAGGTAATTTAGTTACAGGTCAAGAAACAATAAATGCTCCAGCAGGTGCTGTTTTTATAAGAGGTATACAAGTATATGATTCAACATCAGCTACAACCGGTGCTAATATTTGGTTAGAAAAAAAAGATATTACATATTTACAAGAATATGTTTCGTCAACAGAATCAGCAAAAAGAGGACAGCCAAAGTATTACGCTATGTTTGGTGGCGGCACAGGAGAGTCAGATACCACATCTGGAAGAATGATGTTTGCTCCAGTTCCTGATACTACATATAAATTTAGAGTGCATTTTAATGCGGCTCCAGCTTTATTAGAGAATAATGATACTAATTATATTAGTCTTAACTTTCCAAATGGACTGTTATACTGCTGTCTATCAGAAGCATATGGATTTTTAAAAGGTCCGATAGATATGTTGACATTATATGAAAATAAATATAAACAAGAGGTACAAAAGTTTGCTAATGAGCAAGTTGGTAGAAGACGAAGAGATGACTATACTGATGGCGCTGTTCGTATACCGGTAACCTCAGCAAACCCGTAGGAGAAAAATTATGGCAATAACATCGGCAATTTGTACAAGTTTTAAAGTAGAAATTTTAAAAGGAGTTCACAATTTTACAGCTACAACAGGAAACACATTTAAAATAGCTTTATACACAAGTGATGCTACTTTAGGTGCTGGAACTACAGCTTATTCGGCTACTAACGAAATTACAAACTCATCTGGAACTGCATATACTGCAGCTGGTGCAACATTAACAAGTGTGACTCCAACTTCATCAAGCACAACCGCTCTTTGTGATTTTGCAGATGTAAGTTATACTTCTGCTTCGTTTACAGCAAACGGTGCTTTAATTTATAACGATTCAGCATCAGGTGATCCTGCTGTTTGTGCTATTGCATTTGGATCTGATAAAACAGTAACAAGTGGAACTTTCACAATTCAATTTCCAACAGCAGACGCAACCGACGCTATTATAAGAATAGCATAAGGAGGCACTCCTTATGGCTACTTCAATCTGGGGCGGAGACGATCCACTCGTAGCATGGAATCAAAACTCATGGCAATCTAACGTAGCAACCGTTGTATTAACAGGTGTATCTGCAACATCATCAGTTGGAACTGTAAAATCTTTTCCTGAAGCAGGTTGGGGATCTGATGGTTGGGGTGAAGATGGTTGGAGTGGAACTTTTATAGTAAACTTAACAAGTGCAGGTGTTGCAACAACATCTGTTGGTTCTGTATCAGTAGATGCAGAAATAGGTTCTGGTTGGGGTAGAGGTGAATGGAATAACAACGAAGGTTGGGGTATCCAAGGAACAGTTTTACTTGACGGACAATCTGCAACAGCAAATGTTGGATCACTTTCTCCTGCAGATGTAATGGGATTAACAGGAGTTTCTGCAACAGTAAGTATTGGTGATCCTACAATAATTGGTAACGTAGTTGTTGCACCAACAGGAGTTTCTGCAACAGCATCAGTTGGAACATTAACACCTGCCGATGTTATGGGACTAACAGGAGTTTCCGCAACAGTAAGTGTAGGAGCATTAACACCTGCCGATGTTATGGGAGTTACAGGAGTTTCTGCAACAGTAAGTATTGGTGATCCATCTATTACATCTAATCCTACAATTATACCAACAGGTTTAGAAATGACTTCTTCTGTAGGATCAATAACACCTGCAGATGTAATGGGATTAACAGGAGTTTCCGCAACAGTAAATGTAGGATCTTTGAGTCCTCCTGTTGTAATGGGATTAACAGGAGTTTCTGTAACAGCTTCTGTTGCTACATTTGGAACATCTTCAGGTTTTGGAATTCAAGCTTATTCAAGCGTTGACACAGGTTCAAATTCATCATATACAGATGTTGCAACTGGATCAAATACAAGTTATAGTGACGCTGCATAGGAGATAAATTATGGCATCAACATACACACCTTTAGGGGTAGAACTTCAAGCAACTGGTGAAAACGCCGGTACGTGGGGGACAAAAACTAATACCAATTTACAAATTATAGAACAAATTTCTGGTGGCTATATTGCTAAATCTATAGCAGGTGGAGCTCAAACAACTGCATTATCTGTTTCTGATGGTTCTACAGGTGCAGAACTTTCTCATAGAATGATAGAATTTACAGGGACCATCACAGGAAATCAAATTGTAACAATACCTTTAGATGTTCAAACTTTTTATTTTTTAAGAAATTCAACATCGGGTGCATACACAGTACAATTTAAATATGTATCTGGATCAGGAGATTCTTTTACTTTTTCAGCTACAGATAAAGGCGATAAAATTGTTTTTGCAACAGCAAACGATGGTACAAACCCTGACATAGACACATTAGCTATTGGAACTGGTATAGCAAGTGTTGTTGAAGATACAACACCTCAACTAGGTGGTAATTTAGATACTAACTCACACAATATTTTAATAGATGATGCTCATTTTATTGGAGATGAAAATGGTCTTGAACAAATTATATTTCAAACAACTGCTTCAGCAGTTAATGAATTAGAAGTTACAAATGCAGCAACAGGTAATCCTCCTATCCTTGGAGCAAGTGGAGAAACAAATGTTGATCTTCATTTAAAACCAAAAGGAACTGGAGAGCTTAGAATTGGAACAGGTGCGGCTGCAGCTACATTAACAACAAGTGGTGCACATGACCTTGTTTTAGACACTAATTCTGGGACAAACTCAGGAACTATTACTATCACAGATGCCGCAAATGGAGATATAACAGTAGCTCCAAACGGAACAGGTAGAACAAAAGTAACTAACGCAACATCAAGCTCAACACAAGTTGTAACAACAGATGGAAAAGCTATTGCATTGTCTTTAGTTTTCGGATATTAATATCAAAGGAGAATAAAAAATGGCAACACCAAATCTTGTAAATATAGCAACAATCACACCCAAAAATGCTATGGGTACTTTAGGTGATACTAACAGAACTACTATGATTGATGTACCTGCAGAAACTGCAGTAAGAATTGATACAATATTATTAGCAAACATTGATGGTACTAACGCTGCTGACGTAACAGTAGAAATTAGTAATGACAATGGTTCAACTTATTATAAAATTGCAAGTACAATTTCTGTACCTGCAGATTCAACTTTAGATTTAATTGCAAGACCTATCTACTTAGACGAAACAGATTTAATCGCTGTAACAGCTGGCGCTGCTAGTGATATAGCTTTCCATGTTTCTTATGTAGAAATGGTAGACTAGGAGAATAAATGCCGAAAATAATTAAACCCGCAAAAGGTACTTTTACAACAGCAGATATTACAGTCGACTCATCTGGAAGAATTGTAGCTGCGGCTACAGGTTCAGCTGGAGGTGGAGTTAATGTAGCAAAAAACTTTTTTGACTCTGGTTCTGGAAACTGGACGGCTAATTCAAATGCTACAAGTGCTTCAGCTTTTATTAAAGGTGGTGGCGGTGGTGGTGGAGGATATCAAAATAACGTTCCTTCTCCAAAACCTGGTAAAACTGGTGGTACAGGAGGATACGGATTTTATTTTGCACCTGTAACAGGTGGTGATTCTTATGCTTATGCAATTGGAAGTGGTGGTAACGGCGGACCTAACCAAAACCAAGGACAAGCAGGTCAAGCTAGTCAAGTAACTAATGTAGGAACAGCAAACGGCGGAAATGGTGGGGGACGTGGTCCACAACCGCCAGGTAACGCAGGAACTGCTCCGGGTTCAACAGGTGACTTTTCGGGAAATAATACCCTATTAGTTAATGATCAAGGCGGTGGCGGTAGCGGTGGAAGTACCAACGGTTCAGGTGGACAAGCTGGACAATCTGGGTTTATTTTAATTTACGATAATTCAGGATCAGTATAATATGGCAAAGTATGTTATTAAAGATAGTGATAATAATTACCAATTCATCTGTGAAGATACAGAGTCTAGAGATTATTGGATAAATACATATGCAAATTGTAGTTCTTATGAAGAAATATCTGATGCCGATTTTACAGAATTACAAAAAAATAATAAACAATTTACATCAACACATCCACTAAATACAACTTTAATTGATGGTCCTTCTGATATAGATGAAGTTGAATATACTCAAGAACAACTTCAAAAAAGATTAGAAGAATTAATAAATCGTTTGGAAAAACAAAATAGTAACACATTAAACCCTCCATCTATTTGGGCTACAAATTTAACTGCTTTAAAAGCAATTGATATAAGTTCTTTATCTTACCCAATCACAGGCAAGTCTTGGCTTGACTGTTTATTAAAAAATAGTATAAATATTCCATCTTCGATGGAATTTTAATGAATGAAAGAATAATTACTTTTTCTGCTAGTAAGATGTTAGCAGATGACAAAGAACTACAGCCTGAACCGGCTAAATTAAATATACCTGATTGGTATAAAAAAGTTCCAAATCCACCAAATGAACGTACTATAAAAATGTGCAAACCTTTTTTAGATAGTTTAACTGCAGGGTATATTTTAAAAAATCCAATTGATCAAAGAGTTCATTTTAATACACCTGATCCAAATGGAAAAAATAATACTTGGGTAGAAGTGCATCCTAACTTAGAAATTTTTGGAGAAGTTTTTAGACAATCAATGAACTTTAATTCAGGAGAGGAAACACATGATATAAAACAAGTAGGCGGAATGACATGTCCATATGCTAAAAAAAATAAAGCATTTAATATTTACAAAATTTTAAATCCTTGGACTGTAAATGTACCCCCTGGTTATTCTATACTTTATATGCCGCCTATAAATAGACCTGACGATAGATTTGAAATTATATCTGGTATTGTAGATGGTGATCATTCTTTACCTGCAAATTTTCCTTGTGTGTTTAAAAAAGAAGGTAGTTGGATATTAGAAAAAGGAACACCTATAGCATCTGTTTTTCCGTTTAAAAGAGAGGCTTGGAAAATGAAAATGGAACAATACGACGAAAAAGATTTTTTAAAGAAAGCATTTAACTATGCTTCTAAATTGAGAAAATGGTATGCAGAAAAATATTGGAAGAGAAATAAATGGAACTAAAAAATTTAATTGGTGAGTACAATTTTTTAACACCTAAACAAGTATCTATATTTTTAAGAACTTTTAAAGACGTAAATAATTTTACAGATTCGACTGTAGTATCTGAAAAAGGAGATGGAGTAGTTGATAAAAGTGTAAGATATGTAAAAGATTATGGTTTAAATAGAAACAGAACTTTAACAGAAACGCATTGGTTTAATCTTCTTTGTTTTCTTTTAGGAAAAATTTCAAATCTTTATTTTCAAGATAGAGAAATTAATAATAGAATTCAAAAGATTTCAGACTTAGTGCTTTTAAAATATACTAAAGGAGGTTTTTATAAAACTCACTGCGATAGTGGCACACATAATCACAGAGAACTTTCTGCAGTAATATTTTTAAATAATGATTATGAAGGAGGTCACTTACAATTTTTTGAACCTAATTCAAAAGATTTAATTTTAGATGTAAAACCTGATGTAGGTAAAGTAGTTTTGTGGCCAAGCAATTATTTGTTTCCACATCAAGCTACACCAGTAACAAAAGGAACAAGGTATACAATAGTATCATGGATGGTTTAAAAAAATATGTTTATATAAAAAACATTCTTTCAAAAGATGAAAGAGATATGTTGTTTAATTATGCTAAAATGTATAATGCTCAAAATAAATGTAATTTTGAAACTCAAACAGATTTATTAGAAACTTATGAATATGGCGGTAGTTTAACAGATTCTCTATTAGTATCAAAAAAGAAACAAATAGAACAAGCAAGTAATTTAAAATTAATGGAGACTTATAGTTATTGGAGATTATATAAAAAATTTTCTGATTTAAGCAAACATACAGACAGAGATTCTTGTGAAGTTACGGTAAGTGTAACTGTCAAATCAGATTTAGACGATTGGCCTTTATTTATAGATGGTGAAAGAATAATTATAGAACCAGGTGATGGCGTATTATATTTTGGTAATAAACTAAAACACTGGAGAGAAGAATATGAAGGGGATTATTCTTTTCAAATTTTTTTTCACTATGTTCTTGAGAATGGAAAATTTAAAGATTATAAATGGGACAAAAGAGAATTATTAGGAATAGGTATTAGCGGTGCAGTTTAAATGGAACAAAAATAGTTGTGAAATAATTTTTTCTAAAAAAGAAAGAAAATTAATCAACGACAAAGGATTAGTAACCGTTGATTATAAAGATGGAAGAAATTTTGTTAATCAATTAGCTAGAATAGTAACTGAAATACATATCAACTATAAAGAAAATAATCCTAATTTTGAAAAAGACTTAAGTTTTGATGACTCAGAAGTTAAATTAAAATGAGCTTTTAAACACTAGAAATCTGTGATATTTGGTATAGTATTAGAAAAAAAGGATCCTTATGTTACAAAAAATAGGTTTTCAACCAGGTATAAATAAACAAATCTCAGAAACCACAGCAGAAGGCCAGTGGGTAGACTGCGATAATGTTAGATTTAGATATGGCACACCTGAAAAAATAGGTGGTTGGAAACAATTAGGAACGGATGATTTGACAGGAGCTGTAAGAGGACTTCATCATTACGTTAATAGTCTAGGTAGAAAATATGCAATTATAGGAAGTAATAGAATTCTATATGCATATTCAGGAGGTATATTTTATGACATACATCCTATTAAATCTACTACTACACTTACGAGTGCTTTTAGCACTACTAATGGATCACCAACAGTTACAATAACTTTTTCTGGTGCTCACAATATTGCTGCAGGTGAAATATTGTTATTAGATAATTTTACTACAATAACAGGATCTAATTTTGGTGCCTCTGACTTTGATGATAAAAAATTTATGGTAACATCCGTGCCATCAACAACAACACTTACAATTACAATGCCTTCTAATGAAACAGGGTCTGGTGCAACAACATCAGGTGGTATTAGAGTTCAACATTATTACCCCGTAGGGCCAGCTGTACAAGCAGAAGGATTTGGATATGGTTTAGGGTCTTGGGGTGGTGAAGCTGCAGGAGCAGTTACAACAACTTTAAATGGTGCAATCAATGATTCTACAACCACAATAGTATTATCAGACGCATCACAGTTTCCTGATTCTGGAACAAACTTTATTTTAATTGGTACAGAAGAAATATCTTATACGGGTGTTTCATCAAACACTTTAACAGGTGTTACAAGAGGAGTTCGAAACACAACAGCAGCATCTCATAGTGATGGAGCTACAATTACAAATACTTCCGATTATGTTGCATGGGGTGAAGCGGCCTCAGGTGATTTAGTTATTGAACCTGGTATGTGGTCATTAGATAACTTTGGTGACAAAGCAATTTGTTTAATTGTTAATGGTGCTGTATTCGAATGGGATTCATCTTTATCAAATGCTACTGCAACAAGAGCAACAATTATTTCTGGTGCGCCAACTGCATCAAGACATATGTTAGTATCTACACCGGATCGTCACTTAGTATTCTTTGGAACAGAAACAACTATTGGAGATACATCTACACAAGATGACATGTTTATAAGATTCTCGGATCAAGAAGATATAAACACATATATACCAACAGCAACCAATACAGCTGGTACACAAAGACTGGCCGACGGATCACAGATCAGAGGAGCAATAAGAGGTAGAGATGCAATCTATGTTTGGACTGATACAGCATTATTTACACAACGTTTTGTTGGTCAACCATTTACGTTTGCGTTTACACAAGTTGGAACACACTGTGGACTTGTTGGAAAGAATGCATGTGTGGAAGTTGATGGTGCTGCATATTGGATGTCAGAGAACGGTTTCTTTAGATATGCTGGTAAACTAGAATCATTACCATGTTTAGTAGAAGATTTTGTTTATGATGATATAAATTTAACTTCTGGTAATCAAATGATATCAGCCGGACTAAATAATTTGTTTGGTGAAGTAATGTGGTTTTATCCAACGTCTTCATCATCAGTTGTAAATAGAATGGTTTCATATAATTATTTTGACTCTTCTCCACAAAGACCAGTTTGGACAAATGGCACATTATCTAGAACTATGTGGAGAGATTCTGCGGTGTTTGGAACTCCACATGCAACAGAATATGATGCAAATACTGATACATCTTTTGATGTTGTAGGAAATACAGAAGGTATTACAACTTACTATGAACATGAAATAGGAACCGATCAAAATAAAAATGGAACTATAACTGCAATTACTTCAAACATATCCTCTGGAGATTTTGACATTACACAAGCAAGAGCACAAGGCACAGGACAAGCTACGGGTGTTGCAACATTTAGAGGAGATGGTGAGTTTATAATGAAGATAAGAAGATTTGTACCTGATTTTATAAGTCAGGTAGGAGCAACTAGAATTACATTACAATTAAAAAATTATCCTAATAGTTCACAAGCTAGTTCACCACTTGGACCATTTGATATAACATCTTCAACTACAAAAATAGATACTCGTGCAAGAGCTAGAGCTATTGCATTAAAAATACAAAATATAGCAGCTAGTCAAAGTTGGAAACTAGGAACTTTTAGATTAGATACACAACCAGATGGTAGAAGATAATGGCAAAGATAGCACAAGTAATAACTAGACCGTCAAAAGAATATGATTTACAAACAGCGGAAGCGCAAGTCAGAGATCTTGATGCAATCGTTGAAAAATTAAATTCAACATATCAAGAAGATTTAAAAGAGGAGATAGAAGCGTTTAACTTCTTTATAAATTAATGGCAAATCAATTTAAATTCGCAGGTATAGATGATAGCACAAGCGGAAGTGCTTTGAGTCCTTTGGGATCTAGTAATCCTTTAGTAAGTGAGACCTATGTTATTAAATCTATATTAGTTACATCAGCCGGAACGCCTACGGTAACTGTTGCTAATAATAGTATTACAGCTATAAAGTCAGCTGCTTTGACAGCTAATGTTACAACAGAATTACTAACCAATCCATTAGTAGTAGAAGGTGGAAAAACCTTTACAATTCAAGCTAGCACTACAGACTCATTTGATGTAGCTATTAGCTACTTAAACATTAAGAAAGAGGTAACAACATAATGATTGAAATACAACCAGATAAAATAATAGAAAAAATAACAAATAAAAAAACAGGAGAAACATATAAGACTGATAAAGAGTGGAAAGATAAAGGTATATCATCAGAAGACATACGAAAAGATGTAACTGTAATCATGCCTAGCCTTGATTTATTAGGAGAAACAAAATAGAATAGTACGATGGCCATAACAAACTTACAACAAGCTAGACAACTTTATCGATTTGGTGGAGATACCATGGGCGGTCCAAATGATAAATCTATAGATGGACCAGGTCCTGAGGATAAAAGCACTATGGAACAAACTATGAATACAAGAGCAGCTATTATAGATGCTCAAAAAACTAAACCATCAAATGTAAATAACATTACTAATACAGTTGGTGATGCTATGCTTCTTAAAAATTTAATAAATTTAAATCCTTTAGGCATTGTAAAAAATATTGGGTCTAAAATACTTTTAGATAAAGTAATAAATCAAGTTAATCAAGAAGATGAGGATACGATGTTAGCTGATGGTGGTAGAGCAGGTTTAGCTGAAGGCGGCATGCCTTACGAAGGTGGGATCATGGACCTTGAATCAGCAAGACAGATGTATGGTTTAGGTAAACTTGTTAAAAAAGTTACACGATCAGTTAAGAAAATAGCTAAGTCACCGATAGGTAAAGCTGCTTTATTATATGCCGGCGGGGCTGGATTAGGAGCCTTGGGAACAGGAACAGGATTTGCAGGATTTAAAGCTGGATTAATGAGTCCAACAACATTGTTTGGTAATTTAAAAACTACATTTGGTAAAGGAAGTTTTAATCCGTTTTTAAGAAAAGTTGGTACAGATGCTGATCCATTTTTTAGTCCTTTTGGAAAATTTGCAAGTAAATTAGGAATTGTTAATAAATCAGGTATTCCATCAATTGGAACTGCAATTACAGCAGCATCAGCAATAGCAGGTGCTTTAACACCGGAACAAGAAGAAGAAGCACAAAAAATTTCAGATGAGACAGGAATAGATATAGAGACTATAAGAGCTAATCCTAATGAATATCTAGCAAGAAGATTTAGAGCAGAGGGTGGTTCTATGGATGAACCGGTTGCTAAAAAGACTATGCCATTATTAGATATGGATGGTCAAGAAATGGATTTAAGAGCTGAAGGTGGATTCGTTCCAATAGGACGTATGGAAAAAGCAGATGATGTCCCTGCAAGATTATCAAAGAATGAATTTGTATTTACAGCTGATGCTGTAAGAAATGCAGGTGAAGGAGATGTGGACAAAGGCGCAGAAGTTATGTATAACATGATGAAGAACCTCGAATCCGGAGGTGACGTATCGGAAGAATCGCAAGGATTAGATGGCGCAAGAAAAATGTTTCAAACATCACAAAGACTAGAGGAAGTAATATAATGACTTTATTAACAAAAGGTTTAGGCGCTGTTCACAAAAATTTTGTAAAAAGAATTACTAAAACTCCAAATAAAACTTTTAAAGATCCTATATATGGTTCTTCAGGGAAAGACGTTAAAAAAAATATTATAAAAGAGCAAACTAGTAAAGCACAAAAATTTAAACAAAAAGGTGATACTTATCAGGCACCTATACATTTTGGAGAAAAATAATGGCTATTCAACAATCACAAGTTTTACCTGCACAATTTGTTCAAGACCTAGGACAAGATTTAGCAAAACAAGTAACAGCACAATCAGGTGTACCTGTTGTATCAACTGGTATTGCTGGTATCTCACAACAAGCAGGTGAGTCGGCTGCGGATTTTGCAGCAAGACAAAGTGCAGCTCAAGACTTTACAACAAGACAACAAAATTTAGCTGGACTTGCACCACAAGTTGCAAGTCAAGATGCATTACAAACACAAGCACAAACTTTAGCTCAACAAGGTGTAGGATCTTTTGCACCAGCTTTACAAAGAGCACAAACAGAAGCAGGACTTGCCTCTGGTTTAGGAACCTTGTCTCTTGGACAATTAGGAACAGCAGGAACAACATTAGGCGGCACTTCATTAGGAGCAACAGCATTTCAACAAGACGTACAAGACTTTATGTCCCCATATCAATCACAAGTAATTGACGCTACATTAGCAGAGTTTGATCGTAATAAACAAATACAAGAACAAGGTATACGAGATCAACAAGCAGCTTTGGGTGCGCTCGGCAGTGGTCGAGCGGGAGTGCAACTCGCAGAGTTTGGCACAGGGGCTGCGAGAGAACGAGCTTTATTACAGGCCGGTCTCTTGCAACAGGGATTTGGTCAGGCGGCACAAGCCAGACAACAAGATATACAAAATAGATTTGGTTTAGGCCAAGCACAACAAGGTATAGCAGGAGCTACACAAAATTTAGGTGCATTTAGATCAGGACTTGCAGGTCAACAAGCAGCTCTTGGAGCACAAGAACAACAATTACAAGGAACAGATATTTCACGTTTAGGTCAGTTGGGCGCACTGAACCAGGCGCAAGCACAAGCTCAACTTGATGCACAAAGAGAAGCAGCAAGACAAGCTACATTCTTACCACAAGAACAGTTAGATAGATTTGCTGGTCAAGTAACAGGAATCATGGGTGGATATCCTGGTCAAACACAAACAACAAATATACCTAACCCGACACCATTACAAACTGCACTAGGTGTTGGTACAACACTTGCTGGTATTTATGGTGCAATAAAAAGTCCTGAAAGTTTAAGTTTAAGTTTAGGAAACCCATTTAGTAGAAATTAATATGAATAGAACTTTAAAAAGACCAATGTTTAGAATAGGTGGATCAGCAGGAACTGGTATTACATCAGGATTAGATCAACCAAGAAAACAATATGCAAATGGCACACAAATGCCATCGTTTCAAGCAACAGGTCTACCAGGTTTTTTAACTGGTTTTGGTTTAAATCTTTTAGCAACACCACCACAAGGTAATATATTTCAAACAGCAGGTATGGCTGCAAAGGATCCATTTAATCAATTACAAGCAGGTCAAGCAAGACGAAGAGCATTAGAATCTGAAAAAGAATTTTTAAGAAGTGAAAGATTAGCTGGTCAAGAGTTTGAAGAAGGACAATTAGAAAAAAGATTAAAATCAGCAGAAGATATAGCTGCTATGAAAACTAACGAGAGTTTAACTGTTAATCAACTAGCGTCAACTTATCTTGATGACTATGATGGTGACTTAAACAAAGCAACAAACAAAGCTAAATTCTTTTTAGAAGTTAGACCAGAACTTGCAGGAACAGTTGGTGAAACACAGATAGGTGGTATTATCGAAGCTGATTTATCAAGTGAAAAACAAGCTAAAACATTTGCACGAGCAAATAGAAATAAAGTTGGTAAAGTATTTTGGGATATAAATACAGGCACACTTAAAAAATTAGTTAAGGACCCTGAAACAAATGCATTAGGATTTGTAGATTTTTCTATAACAGGAGACATGAAACCTGATGATGAAGGAGATAGTATACCAACTCCTGAAATAAAAAATCCAGGATTATTTGGTCAAGAGTCAAAACCAAAAAAAGATTTAAAAGAAGTTTTACCAGATTTAAGAGATTCGGAGTTTGACGAGGACTTCTATCAATAGGAGTTTTAAATGGCAAAATTTGTCCCACTTATACCAGCAGAAGAAAACAGCTCAGCATCATGGTACACATCAGTAGGTGCTGGTTTAGTATCTGGATTAATTAAAACTGTAGAAGGTGTCGTATCTCTTGGTGCAGAGCTCGTGGATCTTGGAGCAGATTCAAATACTGTAGCAGGTGTAGAACAATTTTTTGATGACATAAATATATTTGAAGATACAGCACAAGACAGAGTAGCTGGTAGACTTGTAGAAGTATTTACACAAATAGGTATACCGGGTGGAGCAGGTTTTAAACTTGCAACTAAACTAGCAGACAAAGCAATCAAAGCAAAAAAAACTGGTACATATGCTAATTTAAAATCTAAAGCTGTTCAAGAGGGTATGAAGAAAGCAAAATCATTGAATGACAGAATACCTGATGGCACGAAAAGATTTGCAGCAGGTGTATTTGGTGGTGCAACAGGAGAAACACTTGTTGCTGACGTAGAAGAAATAGGAACGTTTGGAGATTTTTTTGAAGGGCCCACTGCATTAGATACTGTTGAAGGAGAAGGTAGAGAAGAAGCAGGTAGAAGAATATTAAATAGATTAAAGTTTGGGACTGAATCTGTATTTATTACACCGTTTGTTTATGGTGTAGGTAAAGCTGGTAAAGCTCTTGCAACAAGAGGAAAAGAACTTGCATATAGTGATAGTGCATTTGAAAGATGGGTAGATAAATATGTTGGCTCATATTTTAGACCAAGAGGTGATTTACCTACAGAGGTGTTTGATTCTGAAATGGCAAAAGCTGGATTAAAAGCAAGAGATACATTTAGAGCAAGAGAGATTGTAGAAAATATTACAAGAGAAGTAGACAGACTATACCCACGTTCAAGTAAATTTTTTGATACATCAACAGACACACAACAAAAAGATTTTTATAAAAAATTAAATGATGTATTGTTTGAAGGTGATTTAACAAAAGAAATAAATCCAAAGGCTGTAGATGATTTAGTTAAGTTTTTACAGAAATCAGATATAGGTGAAGAATCAATACAAAACATTGTATCTAATCTTAATAATGCTAGAGGTGAGTTTACTAATTTAATTAATATATTAAACAGAAACGCAGGCACTAAAAAAGCTGCAGGCGCAAAAGATTTACAAGCTATTATGAAAGAAAGAATAGAAGGATGGTTAGGTGGTACGTATAAAATATTTCAAAAACCTAGAGGTTTATTTAAGTTGTTTCAAAAATATAAACCAACAGATCAATCATATGAAAGAGCAATAAATTTATTTAGAAGATATCTTGCACGAACAGATAAAACTAGAACTAAAGCCTATGACCCTAACAGCAGTGATTATTTTGAAAGAGCAAAATTTTTAGTTGATGACATTGTAAACCAAGTACAAGTTAAAAAGAAACCAGCAGGTTTACCTGATGTAACATATACAGATGGTACAGCTATGGGTAAAACAAAAAGTTTTGAAAAAGCAGTTGGTAGAGGTAGTAAAGTGTTTAGAGAATTGTTTGGTGAAATACAAGACCCACGTTATTCTATATTCAATGCGATGACAAACTTATCAGCGGTTGCAAGAACAGCTACATATTTTGATGATATGGCTGCACAAAATAGAAAAGTACAAGAAGGAGGTGGTCGAGGATTTTTTTGGGAAACAGAAGACCTTGCAAAACAAGCTGTTAATTCACCTACTACAGGAATAGAAATAGTACCACTAGATAATATTTTACAAAAACTACCAGGTGGTAACACACTAGTTAGTCCTTTGTCTGGTAAATTTACAACAAAAGAAATAGCTGATGGTATTGCAAACATAAATGATGTAGGTGCAAGTTTAACTAGTATGGTTAGAGGTAGAGAAGGTGCTAAGGGTGCAGAAAAAGCAGCAATGTGGTTTTACAGAAATTTGTTATTATTTCCAAAAGGGGTATCACAACTTGCAAAAACAGTTTTATCTATACCTACACACTTACGTAATTTTTTTAGTGCAGGTGCTTTTGCTAGTGCAAACGGAATATTATTTGAAGGTATAACTAATCCTAATTTATTAAGAAAAGCTTTTGCTGAAGGTATTGATACATCAGGACTCTTGAAACTTGGACCAAGTTCTGCAGAAGCACAAGCAGCTTATAGAGAATTATTAGAGCTAGGAGTTGTAAACTCACAAGTACAAATAGGAGATCTTGTAAATCTATTAAAAGATGCAACAGGTAATCCAGGCACAATATCAACTGACGCAATATTACGGCCAATGTTAACTAAATTAAAAAAACTTGGTAGTTTTTTTCAAGGTAAATATATTGCAGAGGATGACACTTGGAAGATTACAAACTATGTAGTTGAATTAGATAGATTAAAAAAAGCTGCGATAAAAAAAGGTTTAGATGTAAATGATGCTACGGCATTAAAAGGATTAAAACAAGAAGCAGCTAATATAGTTAAAAACACAGTGCCTAATTATGCATACGTTGGATCTGCTGTTAAGACTGCAAGAATATTACCTATTGGTAATTTTATGTCATTTCCATCAGAAATAATTAGAACAACAACTAACATTGCAGAACAAGGTTTAAAAGAAATGAGACACAGACCAGCTGCAGGAGAAAAAATTATAGGAAGCACAGTTACACCATACGTTAATATAGAAGGTAAAGGTCTTGTTAAAAATAATAATGAATCGTATTCAACTGGATTTAAAAGATTATCAGGCATGGCGTTTACACTAGGGGCTGTGCCAACCATAGCGGTTGAGGGTGCAAAAGCAATCTATGATGTAACAGAAGACGAGATACAAGCATTACGTCAATTCGTGCCAGAATGGTCTAAGAACTCTACATTAATACCAATTAAAACAGATGATGGTGAATTACGTTATATAGATTTTAGTCACAGTAATGCGTACGATGTAATAGCTAGACCATATAGAACTTTGGTTAATAATATTATTACAGGTGAAGCAAATGATCAAACATTGTTGTCTGGTTTTGTAGATGGTGTAACAGAAGCAAGTGCTGAAATTATGAATCCATTTATATCAGAATCTATTTGGACAGAAGCAACAGCAGATATTATTGTTAGAGGTGGTAGAACCAAAGAAGGTAGACAGCTATACACGGATCAAACACCAGCGGGTAATAAAGCTGCAATTAGATTCCTACATTTAGGTCAAGCGTTAGCACCGTCATACAGACAATTTCAAAGATTAGGACAAGCTGCATTTGGTACACCTGATAAAAGAGGAGAACTATTAAATATAGGACCAGAGTTAGCAGGATTTATGGGACTACGTCCTATTAAAGTAGATCCACTAGCATCTATGGGATTTAAAATTGCTGAGTATCAAACAGGTATAAGAAATGCCAGAAGAGAATTTACTGGTGGTTACTTTGGAATATTAAGAGGTGGTAGAATAAAACCGAACGATGTTATTAATGCATATTACAATTCAAACAGAGCAAGATTTTTAGTGCAACAAGAAATGAATAAAAATATTACTTCTGCAAATATATTAGGTGTTAATACTAGTGCATTAAGAAGAGAGTTTAGTGACAGACAAATAAGTTCAAGCGCTTTTAATAAATTAGCAACTGGATCTTTTGAACCATACTTTCCATCAGCAGATATTAGAAAAAGATTTGCAGAGATTGCAAGTAATCTAGGTGATCCAAATGTATATTTAGAAGTAGCGCCTACATTAAGAGCAATGAAAAGTTTATTTAGAACGTTACCATTAGACGGAGCATTTGATGTTGAATTAAATGATTTTTTATTTGAAGAAGCACCATTAATACCTTTACCAAATTTACCACAACCAACTGTAAATACACAGCCAAATATACAGCCAGTTGATCAAAATACTAACTTGACAACAACAGAGCAAGCTTTACTATCGCCATCAGAACAAATTATTCGAGAGAGGTTAAGGAGAACATAATGACGAAAAAATCGGCATTACAAAAAATTGAAGATCACGAAAAGCTTTGCAGAATAATGCAAAAGCAAACCTTTGAACAAATAAAAGAAATCAAAGAACGTGTAACAAGGATGGAGAAGATGATCATGGGTGGAGGCGGAGCTATAGTACTTGCTTTAATCATGAACATGATTAATTAAAATTGACCAACTATATTGTTCAGAAAAAATTTTTAGAAAAAAATTTTTTTAAAAAAATTCAAAATTTAATAATAAACATAGATGATTTTCCTACTATAGAAAATGATTTTTCATGGTTTTATAGAGATAAAACTGAAATTAATAAAGGTTATTTTACACATGCATTTTTTAATAAAAATAAAGTAAGTAGTCCTTATTTTTGGAAATATATTGAACCTATTTTAATTCAATTAAAAGCTATTGCAGTTGTTCAAATAAGAGCTAATATGCTTATATTTAAAAATAAAAAATCTAAATGGCATACAGATTATTTATTTAAATGCAAAACAGGTATTTTATATTTAAATAATAGTGATGGAGGAACTGAATTAAAAATTAATAATAAAAAAATTTTTATAAAATCAGAAGCTAACAAAATGTTAATATTTGATAGTAAAATAAAACATAGAGCGATTTCTGGAAAAAATTTTAGATATATATTGAACTTTAACTATTTTAATTAAACTATGAATCTTTCACGTAATTTTACTTTAGAAGAATTAACTAAATCGGACACAGCGATCCGTAAGGGTATAAACAACAATCCTAATCCAGAACAAATAGAAAAATTAAAAACACTGTGTGAAAAAATTTTACAACCGGTGCGTGATCACTTTGGCAGAGTAAAAGTGACTAGCGGGTTCCGTAGCCCTATCTTGTGCCAGGCCATCGGCAGCTCAGCGAACAGCCAACATGCCCGTGCAGAAGCGGCAGATTTCGAATGTGTTGGAGTAGACAACGCTGAACTTGCAGACTGGATACATAGAGAATTAGAATGGGATCAATTGATCCTCGAGTACTACACTCCCGGAGAACCTAATTCGGGATGGATACACTGCAGTGTAACAGAAGGCATGCCAAGAAAACAATTTTTACACGCGTATAGAGAAGAAGGTAAAACAAAATACAAACCTATAATGGGAAAAGCGAAAGACTTGTTTGTTTAGGGAATATATATATTTTTTAATTCACTGTTTTTTATAGTCCACACAGCATCTTCCATAGACTCTACTAAAGGATATCTAGCTAAATTAAATGATGTATTTAATAGTAAAGGCACTTTAGTCTCTTCGTAAAACAATTTTATTAAATCATAATATTTAGGATTTTGTTCTCTTTTTAATGTTTGAAACCTACATGTATTATCTGCATGCACACATGCAGGCACTTCATCTATGGCTTTTTGTTTTGCATCGATAGCAAAACTCATACTCGGCGATTCATCTAGACCATGCATGTTTAAGTAATCATGTCTATGTTCATACAATATAGTTGCAGCAGTTGGTCTCCACCATTGTCTTTTTTTAATTTTATTTACTATTTCTTTTGCATTTGGATTTCTTGGATCAAAAAGCATAGACCTATTACCAAGAGCTCTTGCACCCCACTCTGAGTGTCCTGTAAATATTACAACTATTTCTTGATCTAAAATTTTTTTTACAGCTTTTAATTTATTTTTTATAATGTTCATAAAGAGCTACTCCTACTGCTGTTCCACCATCGTATGGTATTGGATCTACAAAAAAATTTAATTCAGGAAACTGTTTTACTAATTTAAAATTATTTGAACAATTTAAATGATAACCTCCGGTTAATATAATATTTTTACAATCACTGTATTTTTTTGCTTTTTTTATTAAATTAATTTTTTCTTCTAAAGTTTCTTCTTGTGCTTTGTTTGCTATGTTTAGAAGAGATTTAGATATACTAGTGTTTTTATTTTTATAAGCTGCAAGACCCATTAGTTGACCTTCTTGATTATTTTCAAATCCTGCTTCATGTGTATAATTAAGATATTTTAATCCTGCAATAGCTTTACTAGTTAATAATATGTCTGTTTCATTGATTTTAAATTTATAATCATTTTTTTTATCTTCTATACCTCCTCTATAATTAGAAGCTGCTTTATAAAAAACTTTAAGTTTATTATCAATAAAGCAAATAGATTCCATGGTTTGATAAGGTTGTTTTGTTTTATTAGATGATGGTATAATCTCTCCACCTCCATCGCTTACTAATATTAAAGCTTCATTAAATTTACTAAAATAAAAACCACATACAGCATGATGTTCATGATGCATTTTATTAAATACCCATTTTTTACAAGTTACTTGTTCTAATATATCATTAATAATTTTTTGTTCCCACTGATCATTATTTCTGTCATAAGTAGATATAAAAACACAATCAAAATTTATATTTTTAAATTTTTTTAAAATAAAATAATAATATGCACACTGTTTAACAAAACTTATAGATGGAATAGGAGAACTATCAGGATTAAAATGTTTAATTTTATTAAATCGATCTTCTTCATAATATTCTTTTAAAATGTCATTTTCGAAATAAGCAAAAGAACAATTATGAGAAATATTTATACCTAATGTTTTTTTAGTTATATCCATTCTTTTAATTCTTCACCCATAACTTCAGATGCAATATTAATTTTATTACGTAGTGCCTTTACAATCTTTTCATCAACAGTATCTTCTGCTATAATATCAACATATGTCACCGTTTTATTTTGGCCTATCCTGTGCGCTCTGTCTTCAGATTGTAATCTTTTTTCTAAGTCATACCCATTAGAATAATAAATAACAGTATTAGCTTGTGTAAGTGTAATACCATATCCTCCTGTTTGTGGCGTGCCTATTAAAAATCTACACTTTGGATCGTTTTGAAATTTACGAATAAAATCTTGTCTATCTTCTTGTGAAGTCAAACCATAATAATGAACATAAGAATCTTTACCATATTCTTTTATTATTCTTTGTATGATTTCACTTACACTTAATTGATAGTTGGCCCATATAATAGCTTTACCCTCTGTTTCTTCTAACACAGACATAAGTTCATTAAGTCTATTACTTTCAACAGATTGTGTAGACCCATCGTCAGCAGTAAAGTGACCACATGTAATTTGATGCAGACGCATTAATTGTGTAAGCACAGTTATAGTAGAAGTAACTTTGCCATTTAATGTAGCGATAGCTTCTTTCTTCATTTGTTGATAAACTTTCTTTTGATCTGGTGTTAATGTTACATGACGTTTAATAAAATTTTTAGGTGGTAGATCTAAACAGTCTTCTTTTAAAACTCTATAAGAAAAACCTTTTACTTTTTCTGACAGTTCTGAAAGATTTTGAAAAGCATGTACAACCTGTATTGATCTACCACGTATGTGCATTGTTTTCATTTCTGCGTATCTATTACGAAAAGAATAATACGAAGCATGATTCAATAAATACGGATCAAGGAACTCACATTGTGTATATAAATCTAATGGATTTTTAGTAATAGGAGAACCAGTCATTATTCTTCTATATTTTGCATACTTACCAAGACCTATAATATTTTTAGTTCTTTTAGCTGTGGGTGTTTTAATAGTTGTAGACTCATCAATAGCCATTAATACTTTGTGAGAGTTTAAAAATTTTGCAGCAAACTTTATACCTTTATCTGTGCTAAATGCTTCAACATTCATAACCAAAATATGTAATGCTGTTTCTATTTCAAACAAAGATTCTAATTTTTCTTGTTGTGTTTTTGTAATATTTGGTTGCCACAATACGGTCACATTTTCTATGTGGTTTGGTAAATGTGTAGGAAGCTCTTGCTCGTACCAAGTTTTTACAACACCTTTGGGAGCTACAATTAATGCACCATCAATCTTACCTTTGTCATACAACATAGCCATATTGTCTATTAATACTTTTGTTTTACCGGTACCCATCTCCATAAAGTATGCGTACGTTTCTTTGTTCCATGACTTTTCTAAAGCAGTTAGTTGATGCTTATATGGTTTAGTCTTAAATTTATAATTCATGTTTTTCTTTCTTGACTTATATATACACATGATTATATTGTTTGTCAATGTCAGAAAGAAAAGTTTATGTAATACAAGAAATACCAGGGAGCAAAGCAGGTACTCCTAAAATAAATATTATGGGTGCAGCTGCTTATTCTACAACCAATGATTTTATTTTTTTATTACCAGAATTTTCTCAAATGATTTTTTCTCCTGGTCCATTAATTTTTAAATTAAGAAAAGGTTTAAAAAATTTTACAAAAGAAGATTATTTACTTCTTACAGGAGATCCTGCAATCATTGGTGTTGCATGTTCTATTGTATCTGATATTACAAACGGTAAATACAATGTATTGAAGTGGGATAAACAAGAAAGAAAATATTATCCTATTGAGATTAATCTATACGAGAAAGGAGAAATAGATGACAATTGATTTTGAAAAAGACCAACAAGATG